CACTTCTGGAAGGTGTGCTACGAAGTGGAATTTGGGCGGCCGGCGCCATTGCCGTACATTATCGAGCATGATCCGGTGGCGCATGGCCCAGGTCTCCTCCAGGTGCCGCACTGGCCCGACATCCCGGATAAAAGCGCGGTGCTGCGGGAGGAAGAAACCGAGGCCGAAGACGCCCCGGAGGAGCTGACCAGCCCGGAGGAGGGATGACGATGAACTATGAGGAAGAGATGAATCGTCAGTGGCATGATGGATATGAACACTATTATAGCCGTAATCAGCATCACAAAATGCGCCAACATCCTCAATGTCCCTTTATCTTACGCAATGGACACCAATGCAAAAACACCATCTCCTATCGTCAGAAGACGTGTTACACGCATCGCCATATGCTCAGTATCCCGTTTTTGAATGAGGAAGCGTTACACAGGGAGATACAAAGGCAATGGGACATCTTACCGCTGGAACAGCAGCACTTTGTGTGTGAGCTTTATAAGATGATGCATCTGTTTGACCCATGGCATTCGGAGCATACGAGCTTCTTGCTCGAAATCCTGCTGGCCCATTGGAACGACGAGCATTTTCGAAAGCGGATCTTCTCCAGGCCTTCTGTAGCGACAGATCCCGAGAAGCGCGGCCCCTGGTAAAGAGCCACCCAATATGTGCGAGCGCGGCCCTTGAAGATGAGCCACCCACAAGAAAAGAGCGCGGCCCAGCAAGACGAGACGCCCTTAAAGCAGGCGCGCGGCCCTAAGGTTTGAGACCCCCATTAATGGAGAGCGCGGCCCAACAGTAAGAGACACCCCAGCCATTCGAGCGCGGCCTTTTGGATTGCGGCACCCCTACCGAGCGCGCGCGGCCCACCTTGGCGAGACACCCAAGAAGTAAGAGCGCCGGTCGCTGACAGAACCACCGCCCCGGCACCAGGGGGGGCACCAGGGGCGGTGAACCACTACCGACAAGCTGGAGATGGGCTACTACTCCCAGCCTCCAGCGCCCAGTCTAGCACCCAGGCCAGCACCCGACAAGCCTGCCCCACGCCAGGGCGTCATGCGCGGCTAAGCCTCCTGGCGCACGGACACCATGCCGCCACAAGCGGCGTGGTGGGGGCAGGCCTTTTAACGCAGTGGCACCACCACCACGGTTTCGACCACCGGCTGGCCATCGGTCACGGTAAATGCCGCGCTGACGTTATCGGCCACGATCTGGCCGGTACTATCGTGCAGGGACACCGTGACCGTATACGTCCCACTCGCCAGCCCATGCAGGCGGGTCACGACCAGGTACGTCTCCGCCTCAGGCGCTGGCGTGGGGGGAGTCGGGTCCTCCGCTTCTGGCCGGGCGCCAAACGCGGCCTGTGGGTGCGTACAGCCCGGGAGCGCGGGATAGGTCACGCCGGCAATGGCGAAGGGTTGGGAGACGTCTATAGCGCCACTGGCGGCGGTCGAGTCCTCGGGCACGACGAAATCGGGGATGGTCTGATCGTCCCACAGGCGCGGCTGCCCAAAGATATTGCCCTCTTCGGCGTTGGGATAGCCGCTGCGAGTGCACCAGTTGTAGGCGAAGATGCCAGCGTCGTTGCCGCCACTGCTCGCCAGGCCCTGGACGCTGAACAGGTTGTTGACGGCGTACAGGAGCGGTAACTGGTGCTCGGCATTGCCGGCATCCAGGGCCCAGCCCCCTCCGGCAAAGCTGTTGTGGTAAACCCACAGCGTGACGGCACTGTTGACCTGCTGGCCGTCCACACCTTCAAAGCTGGTATTGATGTGCTTCGGACTCTGGCTCTCCGGCCGGGGCTGCCAGCACTGGTTGTGATAGATATAGTACGTTCTGGCCCGTGGGTCCTCGCAGGATTGCACCCGGCACAGGTGCTCGGCGTCGTAGAGCAGGTTATCATACACCTCGACGTCCGTCGAGCCATCGTGCAGCCACACGGCTTGCGCGCCGTAGCCGTAGAGCACGCTATGACGCAGGACGGTGCCACTGCCACCCCAGCAGGCGACGCCGACCATGGCGGTGTAGAGCAGGCAATCGTCGATCACCGTGTCCGTGGCCTGGTTGATGTAGATGTTCGTATCCTCTTCCGTGGTGCGGCCGATGGCAAACTTATTCTCGTTGTACTGGTGCGCCTTCACGATGTAGGCATAGTCCGGACTATCCCGCTCCCACTCACCCGGCGGCTGGAGGGCATAGCCCATGGCCGTGGAGTACAGCTCGCAGTGGGCGAGCACGGCTCCAGCCGTGCCCCCATCGAGTCGCACCCGTCGGCGTCCGCCGCGCATGAGGCAGTGCTCCAGGCGTGGCATGCTCGCGCCATCGAGGACGACCTGTGTCTCTCCGCCCTCTATCGTCAGGCCGCTCAGCGTCACACCGTCGGCCTGTACGGTAATGACCCCTCCGGCTGGCGCACTGGTCAGCCCGAGCGGGTTCGGGTCGCGGCCGTCCCGGAAGCGCACATACGTCGTCCCGGCGAGGTGTCCCCACAGGGCCTCGATGCCGTCCCAATAGCTCTGCACCGTGGCGCCGATGTTGCCAGTATAGGCGCCAGAAGCCGGGCGGGTGAGGTAGTACCAGCCATCGCCGTTGGTGCCATACACCTCCAGTCCAGCCATGGTGTCATCGTTGATCCGCCACAGGGCATGTGTGCCACAATGCAAGGCCCAGGGCGTGTAGGCGATCTGTGTCGTCTGCCAGACGCCACTCCCCACGCTGGCAGCGGGCTCCCAGAGCACGGGCGGATCCCCGCCATCGATGGTGGCGCCCGTGCCGCCGAGCGTGATGCCGGGCGTGGCAATGGTCAGGCGCTCGCGGTAGAGCCCGGGCGCGAGGGTGAGCACCGTTCCCGGTGACGCGGTATCGAGCGCGGCCTGGATGGACTGGCCTGGATCAAGACGGATCTGCATCGCGTCTTCCCTTCAGGGCGCCTTCGAGAGAGGAGCGAACAAGTTCATTTGTGCCGTATTCTTGTCGTGCTGCTCAAGGCAATGGGGAGAAGCCCACAGTCGTTCCCGGTGCTGCTGGGATGTGCCATCGATATTGCCGTATCCGCCACGGAGGAATCCTGGGGCATACCATTCATGCACCGTCCAGCCTGCAGCCTCGAGGGCTGTGTGTTCGGTATCATAGCCAGCCAGCACGATGCGTGTCTGCGGCTGCTGTGCTGCGTGCAGGCACCAATCGCGTACCCGCTGCTGCATATTGTCCTGGTCGATGCGGTAGAGATCTCTGTCGCGTTCCGTGCAACTGTAGGGCGGATCGAGAAACACGCCGCAGTACCCGTCTCCTTGCCGGACTGACAAGGTCAGGCGTGCGCCATCGGTGCAGATACGCTGCCAGTCGCCAGCCACGATGCGGACATGCCGGAGCCTGGCGGCAAGCCAGCGAAACCAGCGGAGGAGTTCTGGCATCGTCACCGGATGAAATTCTGCTTCCTCGCTGACGCCAGGCTCCCTGAGTCCGGCATGGTTGACGCCCATGCCATTATCGCTCAGGTGCGGCAGGTCGCGCGAGACGCCAGGATCCATGAGCTGTGGCCGGTTGACGCCCATGCCATTATCGCTCAGGTGCGGCCGGTTGCGCGAGACGCCAGGCTCCCTGAGCTGTGGCCGGTTGATGCCCCTGCCATTATCGCTCAGTTGCGGCAGGTTGCGCCAGATGCCAGGCTCCCGGAGCTGTGGCCGGTTGGCGCCATTGCCATTAGTGATCAGGGGCGGCCGGTTGCGCGAGATGCCAGGCTGGCCGGTTTTGACGATGCGCCCGGTGACTGGGTCGGCAGTCCATGGGCCTCTGCCGTGGAACGGTCCGATCTGGCAGCATACGCCATAGAGCCACCAGCCCGCCATCTGCGGATCACACCAGGTTGCACTCCCAGCAAGACGTTCGTGGACAGCTTCCGTATACCACTTGAGCACGGCTATCTGCCGTGCCTGTTTGTCTAGCTCTGAGACTGGCCACGACGCAGCCTCTGCCGTAGCCTCTGGATGCCATTGTATAGCCCGCCAGGCATTGACCACAAACCCATCCAGATCATTGATCGTTTCACTGTAGTACGTTCTATTGCACGGATGCGGCCGCTCCAGGAGCACTGCCATCGAGCCAGCGAAGGGCTCGACGTAATGCATGACGTCCCCCAGCAGGCTCCAGACCAGTGGTGCTGCCTGGGATTTTCCGCCATACCAGGGGAACGGCGCTTTGTTCAGCCGTTCCAGCATAAGTGCCTTCTTTCTGTGTTGTGTTCGATCAGTTTCCGCACTGCCCCGACTCCGGCCAGGTCAGGCTCCAGATGGTCAGTCTCCCCGTATCGTTCCCATGCGCATAGAGCCGGAGCTGATGCGTGTCTCGCAGCCACGCTCGATCCCAGGCCACGTCATAGGGTCCCTCCTCCAGTCCCAATGCGTAGAGGGTCCAGGTCTCGCCGCCATCGGTCGAGACATGCAGGCGCATCCCGGAGGAGACGGCAATCCAGCGTCCCCAGGCATCCCGGTAGACGAGCGAGGGCGAATAGTCCAGCACCCGCGGCTGCGTCCAGCCACTGGCCTGGAGGGTGAGATAGCTGCGCTTGATCCCTTTGTCGCTGTCCGTGGTGTTGGGAAAGACGACCAGCGTTGGCTGCATCAGTGTATCCACGGTGAGGGCCAGATGGCCGTCATAATAGCCCACCGCGCCGACGCTGTCGAACCATGCCGGGCCACTGGCCACTTCGGATTCGTTCCGATTGAGCGGCAGCGTCAGCACCGCGCCCGTGCTGGTGCTCCAGGTCATGCCCTGATCGGCCGAGACGGCGTAGCTCACCATGTTCGGGCGCGCAAAGCAGGCCTGGCCGCCCTCTTCCGCGGTGTAGGCGTCGCACCACAGCCAGGCGGCATGCAACCTCCCCTGGGGATCCCCCGCCAGGCGCACTGCGATGGGAAGCCCCCCTGGCTCCGTGGCCCAGGGCCGGATGCCGGCCAGCCGCGTCCAGGTCCTGGTCGCGAGGTGGTAGCGCGCAATGCCTGCCGACCACTGTCGGCTGTGAAAGCTGGCGTCACAGAGCAAGCACTCGCGGTAGGCCAGAAACAGGCTACCGTCCTGCGTGGTGGCAAAGTGCGGATAGGTGATCTGGTTGCCGGGAATGGCCGCAATGCCCGGCTCGTTGGTGGTCCAGTCGGTAGCACACTGTCCGGTACAGTCTGCCTCTGCCGGGCTGGAAGCGCCCGGCGTGCTGCCGGCGTCCTGGCCCAAGAAGGTCATGGTCTGGATGCTGTGCGGCTGCGCACTGCGCCAGTACTGCCACGGGGTATTATGCATATTGGCCGCGGCATGCAGGTAGCCCTGCGCATCGAGCCCCAACGAGCACTGGTTGTGGAACTTATCGGCCTGCGTAACCGGCGAGAGCACCGTAGGAGCGCTCCACTGGCCGGTGGGAGGGTCGTAGCGCTGCACCACGGTCTGGAGGGTAGGGGTGATCAGGCACACGTAGGCCGCGCCGTCCGGTCCAGAGACGAGCGGCGTGCCAAAGCGTGGCGCGTTGGTCGCGTGCACGGCAAACTCGCCGAGCTTCGCGGCGCAGAACGGTGCCGCCGTGTCTGTCCGGGGCTGCTGGTGCTGTTGGTGCAGACAAGCACTCAGCGCCAGGAGCAGCGCACAGAGCACAAGGGCCAGACGAGGCATGCGGCGCTCCTACTCGTTGGGGTGGCAGCGTTTGGCCAGCGCCAGATGGGCTCTTTGTTCGAGCATATAGGCCTCAAGGAGTTTATGCGTTCTCTCACGTTCGACTTGCAACTGGCCAAGCAGGTAGGACACCAGCAAGTACCCGATAGCGCAGCCCAGGATAAGGGTGACCGGGGTAGCTTGCTGCAGCAGGAGAAAAGCCTGTTTGATCCATCCATTGCCGCCATTCAAGCGCCCTGGTCCTTCTGTGAAGTCATCACGTGCCAACAGTCCACGTCCCGGTCATGGCCAGCGCGTGCCAGTGGGTGGGGTTGACGGCAAGAAGCGTAAGCGAACTATAGAGCACGGTACTCTCCGCGTATCCGGCACTGCCGCTCGAACCTACCCCCGCAATTCGAATGATGTCGCCTGCCGCGGCACGAATGCGCAGGCCCTGACTGGTATAGACGGTGAAATAGAATACCAGGCCCGCTGTCGCTGACGGCAGATCTATCTGCGATTTGGCCGTGCTGTTGGTTGGCACCAGGACCCGGTTCGACTCGTCGGCGCTCAATACATGGGGTGCGGCTTCCGTAGCGGTGGCCGGGGCGCTCACCGAGAGCCGTGTCAAGATGGCGGGGCCGATCCGGGTGATCGTGTTGTTTTCGGCACGGATACACAGGGTCGCCATGCCTGCGTCGGCATCGAGATCTTCTACCCAGAGCTGCACCGCATCTGCCGGCGAGGTGGTGGGCGCGGTCCCCACCTTGAGCGCTAGCCCGGCAGCCAGGCCGCTGGTCACGTTTCCGCCCGTCGAGACGAAATTGCCCGCGCCATCCATGCGCCAGCGCTCGCCCTGGGTGATCGTGCCGGCCAAGGTCGTATTGAAGACGATCGTGGAGCCTTGGGCGGTTGGCGTCCAGGTCTCTGTCCCGGCCATATCGATCCAGGTCCGCACCTGGGAGGGAAAGGCCGTGCCATCATGGCCGCGTCCGCCTACCCGCACAAACACCTGTCCGGGCCCGGTGGCAGCCGGCACCGCCTCTGTGCCGCCAGAGCGATAGCCATAGAGGGCATTGACGTGGTTGGTCGTGGTGGAGAAGAGCTGCTGCTGGACGTGGTTATTGGCGCTATCCTGGCGCAGGATCGCATAGCTCTGATTCACTTTGATCGAGCCATTAACGGTCAGGTTAAAGGCCGGGTCTGGGGCGATCCCAACCCCCAGCCGTCCATCGCTGGTCGTGGTGAGGCCGGGCGTGGCTTCTACCGTCTGCCCGCCACTGGCAAAGCGCGTCACACTGAGCGGCGTGCCCGCAGGCACCCGGACATCGAGCGCGGCTTTCACGCCAGCCGGGTGCGTCGCCACGGTCGTGAGGAGGCCGTCGGTGGTTTCGGTCACGGTGCCGTAGCGCGTACTGCCCGGCGTCGTTTCTGAGGCGGCCACGCCCGCCAACGTGCCGCCAGTCAGGCTCAGCCCGCTGCCCACCTGCAGTTCTTCGACCGGGCCCGCCCCCGTGGTGCTGCGTCCCAGCAGGCGGGGAGTCGCGCTCACCGCCTGGAGCTTTGCATAGGTGATCGCCGCATCGGGGATCTGCGCCTTGCTCTGCCCCGCCGTACTGTGGTCCCAGGCAACCGTCGCCGTATCCATCACCACCCGTTCCCCGGTGAGCAGGCTATGCGCCGTACTGACGAGGTAACTGGCATCCGGCGGTGCCCCACCGCCTCCGCCGCCACTGGCGCCGACCGGAAAGACATTCGTGCCATCGCAATAGAGGAACGTGCGTTCACCCTGCGGTACCGCAAAGCCGCTCCCGGTGGCGGGTTTCACCGTGACCGTAAAGGCACCGGTGGTACGGTTATCGACGACGAACACCCGGCCCTCGGCGGGCACGATCAGGTTGACGTTGGCGAGCAGGGTCCCGGTCAGGACGAGAATCATATGCATGGCCTCGCCCTGGTTATCGGTCGTCAGCGTGTAATCCGTCGCGGCGAGTGGAATCGTCGTCACCCCGGAGATCCCTAAACTGACGTTCGCAAATCCGTCATTGCTCAACGTCTCTTTGCCGAGACTGCCGACGAGCATCAAGTCGATATTGCGCACTGGGGTGGTAGGCATCTAGGCTCCCTCTGCCGCGGCGGCCCGTGACACGCCATTGCGGCCCACTTGCACCACTGTGGCTTCCAGCGTCGTCTGGGGCGCGCCAAAATCGCTCGTCTGGTCTGCCACCGTGTACACATACGTGTCTTCCAGTTGATACTGTCCGGCCTCGGGCACGTCGATCGCGCGCGCCAGCGTGGTCCGGGTCGCATCCGTATAGATGAGCACACGATAGGTGAGCAGATCCGGGTCTGGCGTCGCCTGGCTGCCGTCGACCCACGCCCCGGGAAACCGTGCGCGTCCGCGCCAGGCAAACAGCCAGTCCCCGTTCGTCTGGAGCGTCAGGTGCAGCGTCGCCACCGTCCACGGCGTCAGGTTCTCCATCGGCGCGGCATGCGTTTGTGCGTTCGCATCGGCCAGGCTCAAGCCTCGCGTCACCGTCTTGTAGGCGCGCAGGACCGCGCGCCAGGCCAGGGGCATCTCCAGCCGATACACGCTCTGGTCGAGCACCGTAAACGGTTCGTCCGCCATATGCGTCCCTGTCGCCCATTCCGTGCCACGGCGCCCGCGCCAGAAATGTCGCAGCTCGTACGTGTCCGGGGCAACCAGGACGGCCTCGCGGAACTGGACCAGCTCGCTCCCCAGCAGCGCCAGATTGCCCCCGAACTGGAAGGCCTCCGGGGTGATCGAGGTGAGGCTGCCATGGTGCAGCACGACGGTCACCACCGAGGTCGTATCGGTCCAGTGCGCCGGGGCATCGGGCAAGGCGGTCGTGGCATCGCCCCAGATCCCTTCGAGCGTCCCCGTGTGGCGATAGGTATACGCCTGGCCGCTCGCATCGGCATCATACAGCGATCCCCCAGGCCAGCCTTGCGTCGCCGGAGGACTGGGATAGGTATAGACCCAGTGCAGGCGTGGCGCGGTATCCTCGGCGGTGAGCGCTGGCAGCGCCAGAAAGCGCGCCAGCGTCGGATCCAGGAAGTCCAGCTCCTGCCCGGTCTCTGGTCCCGTCCCGGGCGCCGCCCCGGGGACCCACATGACGGCCGCGCTATCGCCCCGTCCCTGGCATTCGAGCAGGCCCGGTCGGCCATAGGAGAGCTGGCCGAGATTGATCGTATAGAGCGCCTCGCGGCTCTCCACGGTAATACGGTCGCCGGGCTCCAGAAAGGCCCAGGGACGCCCCACCGTGAACTGGTAGGAGGTACGTTCGATCCAGATTTGATCGAGGGTTTGTTGCGCCAGGTCTTTGGCCTCCCCGTCATCCAGCGCGAGCACGGTCGAGACCGCGCGCGGTTGTTCGACTGCAGTGGGGAGGAAGCCGATCATGGCCTGTTGCGTGCTCTGCTGATAGCCGCGATTGGGAGCCACGTAATTGACGCTGAATTGCGTCGGCAGCGCCCGCTCCCGGGCACGGGGAATCTGCAATCCGGTCGTCTCCTGGTCTTCTTGATCCGTGGCATCCAGGGCGCCTTCAGGAATGTGCGCCACCTCGTCCCCCCGCTCCTGGCTGCGCCCCACAATCTGGAGGCCGGATTCAAACAGATAAAAGCGATACGCGAAGGTGAGCGGTTCGATAATAGTGCGTACCGCCTGGACATTGACCGTCGCCATGGCGATGGGGTTGGTCGGCACGGCGCTCCACTCCAACTGCTCTTCCGGCAAGCCCACGGCGGTACAGAGTTGGGTGAGCACCTGCGGTAAGGTGGGGAGCGGATCCTGGTAGACCTCGAAGTTGAAATTGGGGACACGTGGAAACGCCCCCATATCGTAATTCGTCATGACGAGATAGCACAGGTACGGATAGCCCGGCGTATTGGCGAGGCCCAACGCCGCGCTGATCGTGGCATCGGGATTCTGATCCCCTTCGCCGCGGTGCAATTGCCAGTTCTCTGGCCAGTCGAGCGCCTGATCCCGGTCATAGATGACGGTATTATCGGCCCAGACGGTTTGAATGCCGAGGATAAAGCCACTGATCAAGGTATCGCACAGCGCAATCGCCAGATCTACGCTATACGTTTTGGTGATACTCACCGCCGCGGGACCACCCCCTTTGCCGCCTTCGGCTTCCTCGCGGTGCTCGTGCTCGATTTTGGGGCCCATCCAGATAATGTTCCCGGCCAGGCGATACCGGCCCCAGATCTGGGGGATCGGTTGCGCGTAGGACGAGGTTTGGAGGACCAGATCGGCAATGGAGTCTTGCTCATTGATTTGATCCGGCGCGGTGGCATAATCGTAAATGCCGCCGGCGATCCCGCCCACCGTCGCGCCGAGCGCCAGATAGGTGCCGATTTGCGCCACCGTGAACGGTACGGAGGCGCCATAACTCACCACCGCCAGCACCACGGCCGCGACCGCCAACCCTACGAGCGTGCCGATTTGCCCTGCAGACATATTGCTCATGGCGCGGTCTCCTCCACGCCGGGGAACCGATAGACGGCCATGATCCTGGGCCCCCAGGCCGGCGGGATCGGCTGGTGCAGTACCCCGCGCCGATGATCGGCATGGACGATGTCCTCCCTGGTGATGAGCACCGCCGCATGATTGGCGACGTGACCAAACCGCACCAGGAGGATATCGCCCGGGTGCCTGTCGTCCCATGCGGCCACCTGACACCCGGCGCGCTCCAGGGCGTGCCGATAGCGCTCATCGTGCTGGTGCAAATGCCACTGGGGGCTGTAAACCGGACGGGGCGTGCGTGGATCGAGACACCCAACGGCGAGCGCGACACTATAGAGCAGATAGGCACAGTCCACCCCGCCCTGCGGCCCTTTGAGGTTTTGCAGATGTTTGTAGGGGGTACCCACCCAGCTCAAGGCTTCGGCGACGATGGCGGCACGGGTCACCATTACGGCGCCTCCGGTCGCGCAACAGCGGGCTTGAGCAGCGGATTCTCCAACACCCGGTCGATCCCTGGAAGGTGCGGAAACCCGCCGAAGTGCCGCGCATTATTAAAGGTCCCAACACACGTCTCGAACCGCTTGTCGTCGCCTCGAATCGCCTCGTACTGGTCGCCGACGTTACACACGAACGGGAGCGGGCGATGGAAGTAAAACAGCGTCGACTCCCAGTGACGAATGTCCATCTGGTGGCCCTGGTTGGGTCCACTGGTGAAGGTGATGACCCCCTCATCGAAGAAGCCATCCGGCGCGCCCTGGTTGGCGTCGAACAGCTGGAAGAGCGGACTCGGCCCCAGGGCGGTAATACTGCCGGTCCGCGTATGTGGCCCGAGGTCCACCGTGCAGCGACTATCCCCGAGCCGCCACGGACAGGTCGGGGCGAACACCCGGCCCACATGCACGTCCAGGGCTTCCAGTTGGCCATGCAGCGAGGTGCGCACGCGTCCGGTCTGGCGTTCGAGCGTCCCCAGTGTCCCGGCCAGGAGGATGTTGCACCCCTGCGCATCGATCACGGTTGGGAGCACGTCCCAGCGCGCCTCGAAAATCAGCACCGCCGCCTCGTCCCACAGCCCGGCCTCGATGGCTTGCTCATCGCTCGAGGTGAGGAACGTACTCACATCGAGCGTGCCAGGCGCGAGCGTCGAGGTCGTCTGCGTCGCCGTTGCCAGCAGGCCGGCCGCGGCATAATAGGTGAGCCCGTCGATCACCAGGTCCTGATCATGATCGACCCAGCCAAACACCTGCCCATCGCGCCGCGTCACGCGCCAGAAGGTGGCGAGGCTCGTCGTCGTCTGCGTGTAGTGATCTTTGAGCGCCTGGGTCCACGGTTTCAACTCGCGACCTCCCTGATTTCTACCAGCTCTATGGCGTCACACGAATACGCGTCCGGCGCTACCCGCCGGATCGGCAACGTCTCGATATCGAAGCGCACGGGGACGTCGAAGGCGCCCTGCGCTTCGAGCACGGCGCCTGCTGCCGGCGGGGACGGCAGGGTCACCAGACCGGTCGTCCAGTCGATGGCGTACCCCACCACCTCCACGCTGTCGAGCCAGAGCGTCAGCGTTCCCACCACGGGCTTCGTGAGGATACGCGTGGTCTGCCAGGCGCCCACCTGATAGCGCTTGACGAGCTGAAACGCGGTCGTCGTCCCATCGCCCGTGCCAATCGGATTATCGAACGTGCTATCCGTGAAGTCGCGGAACCTGAATCCGTTCTGGCGTCCCACGGCGACGGCGCGGAAAAAATCCAGCAGCACGGTGATCTCGTCACGCGTGCGGTGCGTACTACCCACGTCGTAGCGGCAGCGGGCCTGCGCCCAGCCTCGATTACGCCGCTCCACGCCATCGCCCTGGAGCACCACCGTGGTGCTGTATGCCGGTCCCCCAGTCGCTCCGTAGGCCAGCGCTGCGGGAAACGGCGGGTCTTCGACGAACATGCTAGGCGCCCTCGTCCGGTTCTTCTTGCAACACTTCAAGCAGCTCCAGCGCGTCGCAGGTGAAGGCGTCCACCGAGACATACTGTATCGGCAGCGTATCACTGGCAAAGCGCACGGGCACGTCGAACTCACCCGACGCCGCAATGACCGCGCCGAACGCCGGCGGCACGGCAAAGCGGAGCATCCCGGTCTGGGCAAATAAGGTGTAGTCCGTGGTGACCACGCCGTCAAGCGTCACCACGATGGTCGTGGCCACGGGCGCCCGCACGAGGCGATACACGCTCGAGCTCCCACTGGTATACAGCTTGCGCAGATAGTGATCGGTATTCCCGCCGTCCCCCGTGCCAATCACGTTGTCGAAGGTGTAATCCGTGTGATCGTGAAACCGAAAGCTATACGCCCGCCCCTGCGCCACGGCGCGAAAGAAGGCGAGGAGCGGGGCGATCTCGGCCGCGGTGCGGTGCTGGAAGCTCACCGTCCAGCGCCCGCGACTCTGCGCCCAATGCTGCTGGCGCGCTTCGTAGCCGCCAGGCGAGGTGAAGAGATCGGTGGCATATTCCGGCCCGCCAGTCACCCCATAGGCAAATTCTCGGGGAAATTCGGCGTCACGAAACATTTTTTCTCCCAGGGCTCAAGTTTTTTCTGTGGCCTGTCGATACGTCCATAGAGTACAATAAGTCCACAGGAGGATTCACCATGGATGAAACCACACGCCGAACGATCAAGATCAGCACGGAAGCCCTCCACGCCCTCCGCATCCTGGCTGCCTATCAAGGGAAAAGGCAGCATGAAGTGGTCGAACACCTCATTGTCGAGGCGTTGCAGGTGGAAGAACGACACCGTGCACGCCAGAAAGGCACGCACCATGACCGCTGAACACTGGTTTCTGGCTCTCCTGTCGTTTGCGACCTTACTCTACGTCGCGTGGAGTATGGGCCGCATCATTACCGTACAACGCGCGATCGCGCAGATGGTGCGCGAGCTGCACAACCGTTAACACCAGAAAGACATGTCCCATGTTGACTACCACGTTGACCACGCTTATCGCTGTGTTACTGCTCGCCGCCGTCCCGGCCTGGACCCAGAACCTGGCACCTGATTGTGATCCGCACTCGCCACGGACTGGCGCGCTCTGCCAGCGTCTCCAAGAGTTCCACGCCCAAAAAGCTCGGCTCGATAGGCAGAGTGAGGCTGATCGCGCCGCCAGGCTTGCGGAAATCCAGAAGCTCGGTGCTCCTATACGGGCAAAGTTGGAGGCCATGCGGAAGGCATCGGAGCACAAGCTCTCCACCATGCCTCTTGATGAGCATACGGTGACGCACACCTGGATCGATCATCGCGGGCGCACACAGCGCACAGAAACGACCTGTACGTTTTATCAATCCAAGACCGAATGCCATACCAGGTAAGGAGACTCGCTCATGAAACCCTTTGCCCTCTGTATCCTCGCCCTTGCCCTGCTCGCCAGCGGCTGTGCCACCGTGCCGTTGGCGCCCGCGACGCCTGACCGCCTCGTCACCCAGCGACTGGCGCCTGAGACTGCAACGATTGTGATCTACCGTCCCCCCATTCTGGGCCTGGCCTTCTTGCACACCGTGATGCTCGATGGGGTCATGGTCGGCAGCCTCGCCACCCGGACGTACCTGGAGATCCCCGTCACGCCAGGGCCGCACATTCTGGGTGTCGGCGCTGAAGCCCAACTGCATCGGCGCGCCCTGCACCTGGACGCCGGCGAGACGATCTATATCAAGTCAGGCGCCAAACCGGGCAGCATCGTGCTGAGCCAGATGGACCCCAAGGAGGGCGCGCGCGCCTTAAGTCGCAGCCGCCTCGCCCAGCGCCTGGACCAGTAACCCCGCTCAGGTTGCATACTGGCTCTGCCGTACCGCCTGCCCCATGGCGCGCTGAATTTCGCCCCGGCTGCGCAGGAAGCTCGTGGCGTCCGGTGTCGTAATATTGAAGACGATGTTCACCGCACGCGTCCCCACCGGCACGGCTCCGGGCATGGCCGGCTTCTCGGCCTCTGGCGGCTCCCCCGGCGCCGTGGTCCATCCGGGGAGGGTCCCGCCGAACTGCCGCCCAGGCAGGTGTGCCCTGACCGCCATGCGGCTGAGGGGGTGCGAGCTCGGGAACACCATGGCCCGCCCGCCGCGGCTGACAATCGCCTCTGGACCTGCTTCGCCAACCAGCGTCACGCCACTCCGCAGCGGGCCACCGGTTTGTGACCGCATGAGATCTTCGAGTCCTGCGCCACTGGCTGGACTGCCCCCGCTCAGGGCAGGCGTGCGGGTCGCTGCGCCGAGCAGCCCTAGCCCCCACTCCAGTGCTTTCTCCGTCCAGCTGGCAATCTTCGGCATGAGGAACTGTTGCTGGAGAATACGGGTGAGATCGCTGATGATCGAGGTGGCCAGGTCTTTGAAGGAGAGCTTGCCGCGCTCCGTCAGGTCCTGGATGGCATTGAAGACGTTCCCGGTCAAGGAGTCGGCCAGCTCCTCAAAAGCCTCCCTGGTCCGTTTCGCCTCCTCGGACAATCCGCCTTCGGTGCTCCGTACCTGGTCTTCAATAGCAGTCGCCGCCCGCAGGATCGCGTCCTGGAAGGTGGCCTGTTCCTCGATGAGGGCGAGTCCGGTCCGGCGCTCGGCATTGAGCGCCAGGAGGAGCTCATATTCCTCGTCCGTGCGAGCAATCTTCCGGATCGCCACGTCTTCCTGCGCTTCCTCCAGGCTGATGCCATGCTCTTGCGCCCGCACAATGGCTTCGAGGTCACTCATGAGGGTGTCATAGTACGACTCATACGCCTGCTGGGCCTCGTCGGCAGCCTGGCGCTGACGCTCCGTTTCCTGTGTCAGCGCCTGCACATTCAGTAACTCCTCGATCTCTGCTTCAGTAAACTGAAGCCGCCGTGCGCGTAATGCCAGCAACCCCGCCTCGGATTGTGTAGCGCGGTCATACGCCTGGGTCAGTTCGTCAATAAGCTGATTCTGTTCCCGCTGCAGCTCATTGGCGGCGCGCTGCTCCTCGGTCAGCCCACCGCGCTGCCGCCTCGCTTCGCGTTGCGGCTTGTTGCGCTCGCGTTCCTCGTCTTGTAAGACCTTGATGACGCCTTCTGTCGCTTCGATCTCATCCTGCACCGCGATGGCTTGCATCTCACGAGCTTTGCGGTCGGCGTCGGTCATGGGCGTCGACGACGCCAGGACGTCGAGATGTTCTTGGAGCACCTTATTCAAGTCCGCCAGTTTGGCCCGTTCCCGCTCCAGCTGGGGAATCCCCACCGTCTGCCCCACCGCGTAGCGCCGCTGCCAGGCCGCCGTCTCCTGCTCGATCTGCGTCGTCAGCGTCTTCGTGACGCCCGTTGGCCCGATCGCCGCGGCTTTGCGCCGTTGTTCTTCCGCGTTGGTCAGAAACTGCTGCTGCTGTGCCTGGAGCTTGATGAGGGCCAGACGCTGCGTTTCAAGTTCGGCCAGTTTCTGATTCGTCTCCAGGCTCCGTTGCCCAGAGAGACCAATCTCCCGGCGCAGCAGGTTGATGCGCTCGGTAATTTGCTCAATGGCGGTGAGTGGCCTGGGATCGATGGCTCCCACAGCGGCGCCAAAGTCATGCGCCCACCTTACCGCATCGCCCAGGTTCTGCATGGCGCCCTGAAAGATGGAGGACTGGCCAATGGCCGCCAGTAAGTCCGTCAAGCTATTTTTCATCCGCGCTGAGGCAGATTCCATACTGCTCGCGGCAATGCCAGCGGCTTTGGGGATCTGCTCGCCCAGGACCTGCACCAGCGGGCGTAACACGCGGTCGAGCGTGAGCTGGCCAGCCTGCATCTGGTCCATGAACGCCTGCCGGGTGAGCCCCATCGCGCGGGGCAGCGCCGATGCCAGAATGGGCAGCGCCTCTTCCACCTGCCCTTTCCAGTTCTCTGCATCGAGCTTGCCGAGTGCAAACGTCTGTGTCAGGCCCCGCACGGCGTTGGCTAAGGTGTCCGCACTGCCGCCGACGAGCCGGGTGGTCGCGACCAGGCCGGTAAACAGCTGATTCGTGGTGGTGATGCCAAGATTCAGGCCGTTCGTATTGGCCAGGAAGCCGCGATAGGTCGCCGCCACGTCGGCAGTGTCCATGCCGAGCTGATTGGCGGTCTGGCGGGCAAACAGCATGGCGTCCGCGCCGGCGCGGGCACTGCCGGTAATGGCATCGAGCGACAGTTGCAGCGTCTGCATACGCCCGGCGGTCTCGGTGACACTCCGGATAAACTGGCTCCCCAGATACCCACCAAATGCCACCGCGGCACCGCGGACACTGGCGAACTGGCTCCCGAGATCTTGCAAGACCGCGGTGAAGCCCTTCTTCGCCTGCGTGGCCTGGGTGGTACGCTGGTTCAGCGTCGCCAGGGCGGTGCCCTGCTGCCTGGCCGCTTGTTCCGTGACCGTGATGGAGCGCGCCAGGGCTGTCTCGGTCTGCGTCAACGCTTTCGCGGTGGCGTCGACCTGCTTCGTCTGCCGCTCCAGCTGGCCTTCTGCCTGCCCGAGCTGCTGCAGCGACTGGCGCGCCTGCTGCGTGCCGCGCTCCAGCTGCGAGGTCTCCAGGGCAATCCCAACGGTATACACGTCGACCATTTAACGTCTCGCTCGCGCCTGTTTCTCGTCGTAGTAGGCGCTCCAGAGCATCAGCTCATCCACGGGGAGCGCGTCGATTTCGGCCAGTGTCTTATGCAATGCCTCAGCTAAACTGAGTCGGTAATAGAGGTAGGAATCGTCCCGGAGTTTTTTTTGGCATCCTCCGCCGTGAGCGTCCGGCTCATCTCGTTGACGATCCGGATGATGGTCAAGTAATCACAGCTCGTCATGAGCGAGTGCTTATCACCCCACTGAAACAGCGGCTGCCCCTGGGCATCCTTCGCTTTGGCAATGAGCACAGAGACATTGTATTCCGCACCGGGCTTTGGGTCCCTGGCGCGAATCGCGTCTTCTTCTGCCGGGGTAATCGGCGTATACCAGATGATGAACGGGTAGTCATCCGTGCTCCACTCGGGGACAGGCAGCTCACGGGTCCCGACGGCAAAAAACGCCTGGCGGACATAATCAATCGGGCGCATCGTCGTCTCCTTGCTACGGAGTTTTCCGGTACAGTTCAAGCTTGTCCACGAGGCCAATGAGCATCCCGCCCGTCGAGGACGCCGCTTGCCGCACACAGGCGCCTTCCCACAGGCTGGTCAGGTAGGCGGCGCTGGTATCGGTATGGTCGAGGACACGGGTGAGGTTACTATAGTCGCTGAGCGTGCCGCGCCAGACCTGCATGCGGAGCTGCGTTGCATTGACGATCTCCCATTGCACTTGCAGACTGAGCAGCGCCCCCGGCACATAGCCTTGCGGCGCCGTGGCGAGGATATCGCCGTTGGCCAGGTTGGTCGATCCGCTCACCTGGCGCAGCGTGATCGTGTTATAGGCCACCACGACGCCATAGCACGTAACGCTGGGCGTGCCAATCACCGCCGACTGCTGCGACTGGAAAAACAGCCCGAAGACATTATTCGGCCACGTCGCGTTCATGTCCCCCGTCACCTGGAAGAGGCCCCGTAAGCGCCCCTGCGTCCTGCCGTGCGGCAGGCCACTGGCGGGAGTCACCGTGAGGTCGGCGTTGCAGGTGCCTTCGTTGCCACAGGTCACCTGCACGGCCTCATTCCCCGAGAGGCCGGGGCTGGGAAAACTCGCCGCGATATTGCCCGCGAGCGCGATCGTCCATTGGTTGCGACTCATCAGGGGAGCCCCCATTCTTCACGGTAGTCGAGCGCCCAGCCGGTCTCGCCGCCTCCGCCACCCCCTCCGCCAGCGGCGCTGAGCGGTGTGGCCAGCAGCAGGCCGTGACTCTGGAAATTCGCCGTCACGCTCACCAGCTCCTGCCCCGGCGAGGTGATGGCCAGCGTGGTCAGCACCGCCGCCCCGCCGAGGACCACCGGGCCATCGGGGCTCACGACGAACGTCAGGCCCACCACGCTCCCATCGGGCTTCGCCTGGGTATAGCGGTTGAGAAGACTGGCCTGGCCGGGATCGCCGTAGTCGAACAGCGCCTCAAAGCTGCCTTCCCACTCGGTGAGACCGGTGCGCCGGGTGCGAAAGGCGTCGCCCTGCACCGTGGTTTCCAGCGTCTGCATCGTCGGCGTGGCGGTCCATTGCCGCGTTTGCGCCACCGAGGAGGTGGCGACGAAGACCAGGCCGCCCAGCGGAAAGCCCCCGCCGGGCGCCACGGGCGTAAAGGTCACCCCGCTGAGCAGATTGCCACTCGCGACGACCGTGTTCGTCACCGTATAGGTCCCTTGGCTGCCGGGCACGGTGAAGACATCCCCAGGGAGCACGAGGCCGGTGAGCGGCGTGCCGGTGAGGGTCATGGTGCTGGCGCCCGCGCTGACCGCGGCCTGGAGCGTCGGGCTGCCACTCAGGTAGCCGCCCAGGCTGACGAGACCATCCATGCCGCGATAGGTCTGGGGCACATAGGGTTCCGCCATCGGCTTAACTCCAGGTGATGGCCCACGGCCCGTTCGTCTGGAAACTCACCGTGGCTTCCACGATGTTGCCGAGCGCCGAGGTGATCGGGAACGTGGTCAGAACGGCGTTGGGGATGTCGATATGCTTGGGATCGTTGTCCAGCCACAGCTGGAGGTTCTGGACGGCGCCGTCGGGCTTGGCCGCGGTGTACTTATCGAATAGAAGCTTCTGCCCCAACGTATCGCCGTAGTCAAAGCGCATCGTGAAGGAGCCCGAGCCATCCACCAGGCCGGTGCGCCGCGTGCGGGCTGGATCGCCCACGACCGTGGTCTCTAAGATCTCGAATTCGGCCTGAAAATTCCATGCCGTGATCTGTGCTACAAAATCTGGCGTGGTCCCGAGTGAAACTGACCCGTCCATGCCCCGGAAAAATGCCATGATTAGCCTCCCGTCGTCTCAAGAATCCAGTACGGCACCGTGACCTGTCCGGCGAACCAGCTCAGCGCGTACTCCTCCGCCTGTTGAAAGCCCGAGGCCACGTCGCAGTGCACCCCGGCGTCATCCAGGCGGGTATAGAGCTGCCTGATCTCCTCGGCAAAGCGCAGCGCGTCGCCATCACCGCTATTCTGCGGCGCGTAAATCCGCACCTGCAGCACTCCATGCACCCGATTGGTCTTGTCCGGCGCCATGGTCAGCACTTCGCCTGCGCCCCAGACCAGCCGCACCTGACACCACAGCGTCCCATTGCTCGGGGGCATAAAGTCGCTATTCGGGAACCACGTGGGCACGGTCGGAAACGCTGCCGCAAAGCGCCCGAGGAGCACCGCGCTGGCGTCAAGCATCGTGGTCATGACCGGGCAATCTCCTGCACGATGGCCCCCATCTCCTGCTGCAGCTCCCGCACCACCGGTCCCACCACCCCGGCCGGCGCCTTGCGGCTATGGCCCGCTTCGATGCGCCCGCTATAGGGCAGGCTGTTGGTGATATAGACCGTCTGCCCCAGCGTCATGCCGGGCAGCGCCGGCTGACTGGGCGGTGCGACGGGCGCACCGGGGCGTCCCGCGGTCTGGCGCGTGCTGGTATTGGGGGCGCCCACGCCAATGGTCCAGTTCGACCTGTACCGGCCAGTCAGCACGACCGGGGCCAGGATGCCGGGGCTGTCCATCAGCACCAGCTTCGACCAGGCCGTGACCACGGTTTCAAACTGGAGCTGCCGTAAGCGCGTCTCCAGCGTCTGGAGGATATGGTTCCGCCCGCTCGCCCCGCTGACCTCGGCCATGGCTAGTCGGCCTCACTGTCGCGGCGCACCTGGAGCACCCACAGTGACGCCCCGGTATCCTGATGGACGTCCATGACGTACCAGGTCGCGTTGTCCATGGTGACGCGATCGCGCACGCCAGGCACGACGCCCGGGAGTTCAGCCTGGCGGATCGCCACCTTACGATCAGTCGACAGCACCGTATCAGGCATCAGCTCGGGGCTCCGGTACCGACTCACGAGCGCTTGCACCGGCAAGGCCACGTTGGCCCCCAGCACCGTATCCCCGGTGAGCGTGTCGTAGCTGCCCGGCAAAAAGTCGAGGAGCACCACCTGCGCCGGGATGTCGCCGACCAGGCCAAAAAATTCCTGCACCATCCCCGCCAGCTCGGCCTTACTGAAGGCGCTCATTTCAGCACGGGCGCGTCAATGGTGACCTGCAGCGCCTCCGCCGTGGCACTCGTCACGGTCACGGCGATCGTATCGACCACGGGCACCACGCCCGCGCCTAAGTCGGCATCGACGTGCACCGTCACGGTCGATTCTCCCGGCTCGCCGGAGAGGATATACGCCGTGAGCTGCCCCTCAGGGGCCACGGTGCACGTGCCGGCGGTGACCGTCCAGGTGGCGTTCCCATCCACCGGGGCCGGATTGCCCGCCGCGGTCAGCGGTTGGACGGTCACCAGCGCCTTCTCTTCCGACGTCATGGTCACACTGCTGGGCATTAACATTCCTCCTCTCTGAGGGCAGGCGTCCTGGCCGGATCCGTCCCTGGTGCCGACATGATCCCCACGACGAACCCTGGGGGCACCCGGTCCCCGTCTTGCTCCTGGCGCTGCATGTCGCTGACACTGATCCCCCCGGCGTAGGGCAGGGGCACGAGGCCGCCAAAGCCCGGCAGCTTTGCCTGGTTCCGCAGCTCCTGCGCCCGTTTCGCGTATGCCTCCGCCCGCTGCGACAAAGCAACCCGTAGTTCAGTTTCAACGGCGAAATCGACCTGGCTGCTATAGCGGTTGGCGAGCTGCACACACGCGGCAATGGCCGCCTGCAGCACGTTGCCGCCGGTGAGGCTCAGCAGATAGGCAATTTCCTCGTCGCTGAGCTGCGGCGTCGTCTCGGTCGTGTCGCCGATCCAGAAGCGCACCGCGTCGCCGGGACTGGAAGCGGGGTCACCGGTGTAACTCCACAAGAGATGTGTCGCCTTTCCTGTTATACTTTTGGTGGTCTGGTAGTGCCTAGCTAGCCTCGCAAGTCTGTTATGCCTTACTCATAACGGAGCCAGACCATAGAGAGATTGACCAAGTAAGGAGGTCATCATGCCACAGATCGTCAAATATTGTCTCGTTTGTTCGAGTCCTTTTTCTATTCGCCCGTCTCACGCACACAAAAGACACCATTGCTCAAGGGCATGTTTTCATAAAGCACGGTTGCTCCGTCCTTTTAATCCTGATCGCCTGTGGGACAAAATCTTGCAAGGAACCCCAGAGAGTTGCTGGCCATGGACAGGGAGCCGAAACCACAAAGGCTATGGGCAAATAAGCTTTCACAGGACGCCACGCGCTGCTTCCCGTGTTGTATGGCAGGTCGTGTATGGTGACATCCCTGAGAACATGCAAGTCTTGCACCGTTGTGATAATCCTCCATGCTGTAACCCTGCTCATCTCTTCCTTGGTTCACCAAAAGACAACACACAAGATATGATGCGCAAAGAACGGTATGGCGCAAAAGTAAAACCTGAGCGTGTTCCTCGCCAGCATCGACATGGCTCCCATACCAAGCCAGAACAGTTCTTTCGACGCCTCACGAGTGTGCAGCAACACGAAATCATCACTCTCTATGCCACGGGGCATTACACCTACGCTCAACTTGCATTGCAATACGATGTCAGCATAGGACGGATTGCTCGTCTTGTCCGTCGGTCTGCTAAGAACACCTGAATCAGGTCATCGACTGAGATCCAGGGGCGCTTCCTGCTCGAGGCGCCGTTGCTCAGCATCGCCGGTGGTATCGACGTAGCCATACAGGCCCATGCCCGCCTCGCTATAGGTCAGCTCGCCTTCGCGCCGTGTCAGCGCCCGCCCAAACTTCTCCAGATACCCGCCGTCGATGAACTTGCGCCCGGTCGCGCCGTGCTCGTGGTGCTTTTTAAACTTCGGCACCTCGTCCACGTACCGAAAGCGCACCAGCAGCGCATCATTGGCATAGCCCCCCAGCTCGAAGATTTCGCCTTCCGCAATGTCCCGCCCGGCATAACCAAACGGCCGCCTGGCCCAGACCTTTTTGCCCTTGAGGTCGTCGGACACGTCGCACGCTCCTATTGCACGGCACTGGCCATGAACAGGCCGGCACGCGGCACGGTGACGCGCTGATCGTAGTACGTGTTGCCCTCGATGATGTCAATCTCGCGCTCCTCGTCGCGCATCCGCTTCACGTACTGGAGGGCATTCGGCACCCGCTGCCAGACGAAGGTGTACATGGCCGCCGGGGTAAACAGGCTCGGCGTCTCGGGCACATACAGCAGTAAGGCATTCTTGCCCCACAGGCGACTATAGACGACACTGGCTTCTGCCGTGCCTTCCGGCGAGGTAGTGTGAATCGCCCGGCCGATCAGGATGCCATTCGAGGGCAGCCCAACCATGGCGGCAAAGGCGTTGACGTTGATCAACGCCGGGACGCTATTGGTCCCGCCATAGACGGTGCGCTCCAGCACCCGCGGGTGGTTCATAACCTGCATCCACACCTGCTTGCCGAGCACCAGCTTGTTGGGCTCGCGCCCAATGCGGGCTTCGACCTCGTCGATATAGGTGGTAATGGTCTGGATCGGATTCGAGTTTGCGTAGTCGCTGAACCAGACGAAATCGCCGCCCGTGGCTGCCCCGGTTTTATCGCCCGTCCACACGCCGGTGGTGAAATAGCGCGTCGCGAAGTTGGCCTCGCGGTTCATCTGAATCTTATCGGTGACGTAGAGCGTCGCGTCACGGTCGAGGTTATACGGCGAGTCGGTGTTGTCGCGGACCTCGTCGATCAGGTCGAAGCCCCACGAGTAGCGGTTGCACACGTAGGAGGTGTTGGAGAGCGTAAAGCCACCGCGCTGGCTTGGCGTGCCCGGCGCCCGCAAGGCCGCGAGGTTGCGAAACCAGTGGCTCTGGTCATAGGCCGGGATGAGATCGGAGCGCTTCATCACCGGCACAAGCGGCGCGATCGTATCGGCAATGTAGGCCGGGTTCTGATAGCCGATGGACAGGTTCGTGAGGAGGGCATCCACGTGCACGTCACGCGGTGAAGTCAGTTCCGCCACTTGGGTCCCCTTTCTTAGCCCGCCGCAGCGGTAAAGACGCCGGCCGGATAGCCCAGCGCCACTTCGATAATCACGCCAGCGGCCGCGGCCGCCGTCAGGGCGCGGCCAAGCGTCGCATAACTCGCCGTGGCCTTTTTCACCAGCACGCCGCCCGCGGCCGGCCCGACATAATCGCCCACCGCAATCGCGGTGCTCGAGCCATCGGCGATGGCATAGGAGCGCCCGACGTGCATCACCGCCGCCGCTTCGCCCTGTTTCGGCTTGTTCTGCAAGATGCCAATCGCGGCATCAGTCGCGGCATTGGCGACATTCACCGTATTGGCCGCGGTCAGCTCGACCGCGTACCACTGCTTGGTCGAGAGATCGGCGGCGGCAATAAAACTGTCTTCCCAGATGCTGATGGAGCCCATCGGCTAGTCCCTTTCTTCGCGTTGCACGCTGCGTCCGTGCGCCTGGTACAGATCCGGCCGCTCGGCAATGGCGCGTTCGAGCCCTTCCGCCTCGGTCTTCACCACCCCTTTGGCCACGTAGGAGCGTCCTAGGGCTTCAAGCTGCGCCAGGGGCGCCGCGCCTCCACTCGGCACGCCATCACGGCCCCACGTTCTGGTGAGCCCGGCCTGCCGTCCCAACTCGTCAGCGGCTTTGAACAGCGTGTCGAGCCGCTCTTGCACCGGCGGCGGCAGCGTCGCCAGGCCCTTGAAGACCTCCCAGTCGTCATCGGGATTCACCGGGAGGAACTTGAAGCTCCGCGCTTTGGCGATATACAGGACCTTTTCGCGCTCGGCCTTCTCCAGCGCCACCGCCTCTTCGGCCCGTTTGGCCCGGGCTTCTTGTTCCTCGAAGCGCTTGCGGAACGTGTCAGGGACGCCTTTCCAGAGGTCCTCAGGATCAGGCGGGGTTAGCTTTGTCACCTGCTCGGTGAGGGTGGCAATCTGTGTTTTAGCCTCATTGAGTTGCTTGATAACGGCCTCATGGGCGGCTTTGTCCACCGTGTCAGCCATCTCCTCCTCCTCTGGCGGCGCGCTCTTGTAGAGCAGCACGTGCGCTTCCTGGTTGGCGCCCTTCGGGACCAGGGCAATCTTGGTAATGTGGAGAGCCTTCAGCCGTGTCGCCACGCTACACCTCCTCCCGCACGCCACGACCTTCAAGACTGAACATCAGCAGCCCGCCCTCCTTCGCCTGCTGGTAGTCGGCATGGGCGGGCAGGTGATAGCCCACCCAGGCCCCGAGCGGCACGGTGCCGGCGGGAATACCCATCTTCTCCACCTTCTCCGGCGTAAACACCAGGGCTTCGACGAGGCGGCCACGCGTGGCCCCGGCGTGATCAAAATTGAGTTCGCCCGACTCACGCACATAGGCGTACATGGCGTCTTCGAGGTCCTCGATGGCGATCACATCGCCCTGCAGGTCGATGACCGGCGTGCCGTCTTTCGTCACCGCCACGCTTGCCCAGCCAAAGACGAGCTGGCGCGCATCGTCGGCTTTCGTAATGGGGATCTGCATGGTGGCCTGGGCCTTCTCGATCTCATGCCACATCTTGGTGTCGGGGTCCTGCCGGTAATGCTGTTTGATCTGTGCCCAGGCGGAGGCAAAGGCGCGTTCCGTGCTCATACCGCGCTCTTCCTGGCTGTTGACCACGTGCAGGAACATGCGCTGGGCTTTGGCAGGCAGGTGCGAGCGCACCGCCTCGGGGAGTTCGCTGACACTACGGTAGGGCATCGCTCACGCCTCCAGGATGGCAAACAGGCCGGCCCCACTGCGGCCACCGCCGGGCGCATCGGTCTGGACTTCCACGTGGTAGTCGCCCGGCGTGGTGGCGGTTACCCCCACGACCAGGGTTGTGAGCTCGGTTGGACTGACGAACACCGTCGTTTCGAGCCCGCCGTTGAAGACAATCTGTGAACGCGGCGTGAACGAGTGGCCGGTCACGGTGAGCGTCACATCGTCGCCCCCGGCCACCATACTGCGGGGAGCTACGGCGGTGAGGACAGGCCGTGGGGCGTCACCCAGGTCGGTATAGTTGACGACCTCCAGCACCCGGCCAAAGAGCCGCGGCAGCTCGGGCACGAGCGCCTGGACGGCCTCCAGGCTGTACGGCGTCGTCCCCAGCAGACTCAGGATCCAATTCATCACGGGGTCCGAGCCGCTCATATCCAGGGCATCACAGGTGACCGCATGCAGCGTATCACCAATCAGGCCGGTGATCAGGAGGGCAGGGGGCATAGGCGGTTCCCCAAAAAAACGGCGTGCCAGAGGGCTATCCCCCCAGCACGCCTATCGGTCTTCGATTCAGCGCGTTAGCGGAGCTGGTCGCTGATCGTCGTATAAAGACACTGCACCTGATGGTGCGTGATCACAATTTCCACGCGGCCATAGCCATGGGCCACGACCTGCGCCACCGCCACACAGATTTTCTGCGCCAGCAGGGGATCAATCGCGACAAGTCTAGCGAGACCATCCTGTGGTGTCAATGGGTTGTACGGGGTGGCGGCGTCGGACATGCGTCTGCCCTAGTCCGCCGCCAGCAGCGACGGCGTGTATGGCGACAGACGACGGCGGGTGAAGCCCAAAACAGTACTGCATCTGCAGTGTACATGGACCGCCGGATGCATCACCGGGCCAATCGGCGTCTGAAACGGTTCTCGCAACCCCACGCCGTCCGGGTTCATCCCCGGAATGGCGCGACAGATAGAACACAATTTTTCATCTGGCGTGAGCACCCAGTGTCTTCGTGCCCGCCCACTGTCCAACAACCCTTCCCGCTCGGCAGCTTCCCACAGCGCCTGCTGGCCGGCGGCCGCCGCAGTGATCGACTCCGTGCGCGCGATCATCTCTGCACGCTGGCGCAGGAGTTGTCCGGCCTTGCGCTCGACCCGTGCCACAAGCCTGTCGCCGGTCGCCCCACGGCTGAGGAGGCCATTGCGGAAGCGCTCGACCTGCCCGACCTGGCGCGGCGTCAGCCCGGTGAGCGCCCGCACGTGCTGCGCCTGCTGGGCGGGCGTCTGGAGCGGCGTGGTGATCGGCACCTGCGTGAGAATCCCCCGGACCTCCTGTTGGAGCTGCCCGATGGTGCGCCCGTGCGCCATGGCATCGCGTACCGCCGTCCCGAGCGCCTCACGGGTGGTCTGCGTGATCTGGGTCACGAGCTGCCCGGCGTGTTGTTCCGCCCACAAGGCTGACCGTGGACCCATCAGATCCCCCGTGAGGCGCGTCGTCACCTGCTCGGTGGGAATCCGTAACCGTTCCAGACTGGCCGTAAAGCTCGTACGTGCCCGCAACGCCGCCTGCTGAAACACCTCCTGCAACACCGGCTGCACCTCGGCGGCGATCTGCGCCCGCACCACCAGATCCCAGGCATCCGCCAGGGCGGTGGCGATCTCGGGTTGGGAGAGCGAGGGCAGCAGATGTTCCAACGTCTCGCCGGTGAGGCCGTGTTGCGCCTGGGCGAGGATGTCGCGGAGCCGCCGCCCAAGCTCGGGGCGCAAGCGGTCGGCAATGGCATGCAGGGCACGCCAGGCGGCTTCGTCGCCAGCGGGAAGTCGCCGCACGGCAGCGGGGACGGGGGCTTTGCGGACAGCAATCCAGTGCACTAGAGCACCGTCTCCTCTTTCGCCGGCCACCCGGCGCGCCGGCGCACCTCGTTTTCGAGATCGCTGAGATCCAGCCCGGCCTGGCTGTAGCGCACAATGAAGTTGCCGAGTTCGTCCAGGTCCACGGTTTCAACATCGCCTGGCTCCAGATGCGGCAAGGTCTCGACGGGCCAGCCATTGAGCGCCCACAGGGGCGGGAAGACCTGTTCGGTGAACACCTCCGCGATGCTCGAACAGATGGCCCCGACGCCCATCGCCAGCAAGTTCGTCTTGCTCGACGCCAGGGCAAACGAGCCGACGCGCTCATGGCCGAGCAAGAGCACATCGGTGAGCAGCGCAATGGCCTTTTCGCGGTTGTAAAATTCCAGGACCTTCGTGGTGTCGAATTGGCGCGTCCCGCCACTGGAGAGCAGCTCCAGGCGGTAGAGCTCTTTCTGCGTCGTGGGATCGTACTGGAGCGGCAGCACCACGCCTTCCTGCTCGCCCCGGCGGATGTTGGTCACGATCTTTTTATAGGCGGCAAACGCCGCCTGGTCCTCCGCGCTGGCGGTGGGGCTCATTATCTCGCCGGGCACGTACATGACCGGCAGCCCGGCCAGATCGCGCTCGATGCCGATGCCTTGCAACTCCTCGATACGACGCGACATATACCACGGGCGGTAGACGGAACGGAGCAGGCTCCGACCCTCCGGCGAGCCTTTGTGCGCCAGCGGGCGAAACAGCGCGGCTTTGGCCATGGGAATCGTGTACAGCCCGCCGGTCACCGGATCGCGCTGCACCATGCCCCGGAGCTGGTTGGTGTCCTGATCGATGTCCCAGTGGTCGAGGGTTTCCTGGGCACGGATCGGCAGAGAGTGCCAGCCCCACTGGCCATCGGCGTAGCGGCTGCGGGTCCACGGGTCGGCGGTCCAGCCCTGGCGCCGTTTGAACACGACTTCGTGATACGCCCAGCCCGCCCAGTTCATGCTCAAGATTTCTTGCAGTAAGGCATCCCAGCCCCCGGCCAGGTCGGTCAACAGGGCGTCCTTCACCCAGTCGGCGGCCTGCTGGGCTTCTGGCGTGTCCTCGCAGGGCATCACCGTCCAGGTCACCTGACGCACCAGCAGGCCAATGGCGAGGAGCGAGGCGCCAATGATCGGATCATTCTGGCTCATCTCGCGGTACACCTGGAAGCCGCGCCAGCCCTGGAGCGCTGGCAGCCATTCTTCCTGCAGCACACCGCCCCACTGCCTGAGCCCGGTCGTGCCCAGGATCACCGGAGGCCGCGGCCGGCGTGTCGTGGTCGTGCCGTTGGTCGTCAACGTCTCGGCCATGCTATCCCCTCCAATGACTGCGACTGGTCACACTGCCGGGCGCCACCGCCTTGGGCCGCGCCGGCGGGGCGAAGCTCACCCCACAGGCATCGGCGATGTCTGGGCTCTGCACGCCCCGGGCCGCCAGCTCGTCTTTACTCTCGACCACAATGCGCCCTGACGAATCCAGATGACTTTTCGGCGTCGCCAGCTCCCCGGCCAGGTCCTCGGCCAACGCTTTGTCACAGGCGAACACCGGGGCGTCGTCGCGCAACCAGGCGGCCATCTCTAACCACAGGTGATCGCGCAACGTGCGGCCCTGCGGCTCGCCCTTCTTCCGCGGCGGCGCCGGCAACGCGACGTTCACGGCCACGAGCGGCAGCCGGTGCCAGCCGCGCCGGAGCATGAACGTGCGGACGGCCTCGGCCAGGCCCGGCGTATGCGGCGTGATCTCGGCCAATCGGTCGTAGACCCCTGCTCCCATCCCAATGCTATCAATATAGATCTCGTCGGCTTCCCAGTCCACCAGCGCCGTGATCACACAGCCCACGGTGACCATGGTATCCTGCCGGCTGTAGATGCGGGCGTGCTCCACGAGCGGGCCCTGCCGCAACACCAGCGCCGTACGGTTCGTCCCCATCCGCGCCACGTCCACGCCTACCCGCCTGGGACCGGTGACCACCTCGGGGCGCTCACGCGCCAGCGCCGCCTCGCAGTGGGCGAGCGGGATCAGTGCATCGTCGTCGGCCTCGGGAAATTCCCCGTCGGCGCGCACCCGCACGACGTTGGAGCCCTCCCCAAACTTGGCCACGAGGCCTGCACGGTAGTCTGGGGCACACAGCGGCGAGTCCTGCGAGCGGAAGTGCAGCGCCGTGTACTGCGCCCGGCGGCTGCGGTGCGAGGCGGCAAAGTAGCCCGTGTTCCGGGTGGGATTGCCGAGCATGAGGAGCCGGGCGCCCTGGCTGCCTAACGCGCCTTCGGCCACCTCGAAGATGCGGTCATCGATGCCACTGGCCTCATCGACCACGAACAGCAGCGGCGACGGGGCCTGGCTCGCCAGGCTGGTCCCATCCTCCGCCACCGTGATGGCGGTCGCGTGAAAGCCCTGGAGGGCTTCCGGCGCTTCCTTCCGGGCCGTCCGGGCCACGGCGAACCATTCGAGCGGCGCCCCCCGATCGGAGACGCGATCCTGCGTCAGCCGAAACAGCGTCGAGAGCCACAGCCGCCGGGGATCACCGCGCTGCTGGCTCTGCAGATCGGCTTGCCGGAGCCACTTGCCCAGTTCGCCCCAGAGCACCTGGCGGAGTTGCGCGGAGGTGGGCGCGGTACAGGGAATACGGGCCATGTCGTGCGTTTCGAGCTGCCACCAGATGAGCGCGGCCGCGGCCGCCGATTTGCCGATATTGTGGCCGCTGCGCACGCTGACCTTGGCGCCCTCGGGGGCGAGAGCCTCCAGGATACGGCGTTGCTGATGCGTCGGCGTGAGGCCGAGGCGTTGCGTGGCGTAGAGGACCGGGTCGTCACGCCAATAGGTGCGCAGCTCCAGGTAGGCATCAACATAGGCGTTCAGGCGCGTCGGGGACAGGGCGCTGGCCATTGGTGTGGCTCTCCCTGGTGCGATGCACCAGCCCGATAAGGCCCTGTCCGAGCTGCTCCAGGGCGGCTGTCTCGCCGTAGAGGTCGAGATACCTGGCCCGCTGATCCAGGATCTTCAACACGCGATCGATCGCCAACAGATTGCCATCAAGAGCCATGTGCCAGATCCCCAGGAGCAGGGCATCGAGCCGGTCCAGGTCCAGCGCTAGCATCTGCTCTGCGGTCTCTTCTGTCTGCGCTTTGATGCGCGCCAGCGCCGTGGACACCAGGTAGAAGGCATGCTGCCGGGTATACCCTAGCTCCTGGCCAATCTGCGTATACGTGGCGCCGGCCTGGCGCAGCTGGAGGGCCTGGAGCCGCTGCTGTTCAGCCCGCAAGAGGCCCTTGTCCGTCCTGGGCTTTCTCCGGTGCTGGGACTCCTCCATGATACCTCCGCTGTTAAGGCTCAAGTGTCAAAATGCTCTGGCAGCTGCTGAGCTGTCAGCAGCCAAGTAGTAGCACCCGCACCGGCAGGGCGTCAAGCCGTGTCCTCCTCATAGTCTGGGTTATCGCCAATCAAGAGGTACTGCACACTCACACCAAGCGTCCTCGCAAGGTCTGGCACGCTTTCAACATACATGGAGCGGCGTCCACGCTCGATCATCGAGAGGTTGGTGTAGCTCATCCCAGCATGTTCCGCACACTCCTTCAGCGTCAACCCTGTGAGAATACGTGCGGCACGGACACGACGGCCGAAGTGTTGCAGAAACTTTTCTCGTGTCATAGACACCTCCTTCCATATAATATATATCATTCTATAAAAAAATTGGATATTTAATGAAAATATTTCTCTACTAGTGCATTTTACCACTTGACCGTATTTATTCGATAATGTATATTTAAAGCATGAGGCAGCGATGGTCGCTGCCGCCGCAACCGCCAGGCAGGAGATGAGACGATGGCACCAGAGATCAGCACCGTAGAGCAGGCCGTAGCGATGTTTATCGCGCGCCATGACCCGGCCAATCCGATGGGGACCTGGAATCAGATAGACCGGTTGGAGCGCATGGCACGGCAGGGCGAGGACGCTGCCCCGTTTACGGCGGCGCAGTTAGGCGAGATCGCGGCGCTGGTGACCAGGGCGCTAACCGCGGAACCGGAAGCTACCGAGCCGGAAGCCACTGAGCCGAGCGAGCCGAGCGAGCCGACGTATACGGTCGAGGTCGAGGGGCAGGTCGTCGCGGGGAGTGCGGATCGCGACACCGCCGTGAACCTGTACAACGCCACGGTATGGGATCTGATGGTACGGCGCGGTGAGACCACCACGGTCAGGCTCAACGCGGGCGGAGTGAATGTGGCGAGCTATCCGGAGGAGAAGATGAGGCGATGACGCAGGACGAGATGGAGCAACTGCTGCAGGCGCTGGGACAGTTTGCCACCGAACAGCAGGCGATCAACCGCCAGCAGCAGGAATTCAATCGCCAACAACTCCAGCTCAATGAGCGGATCGTGACGGCGATCGAGCGGCTGGACATCACCATGCAGGCGATCAAGAACATGCTGGAGCGTGGCAACGGCCACGAGCCCCAGACGCAGCAACGCCCTACTGAGGCACCCTCGACAAGTTTCTCAGCAGGGCGATCGGTCACACACCTAGGTGTTAGGAGGTATGACGATGCATACTGTACCAGCAAACAGCAGCCATGTGCAAATCTCGTTCAAAGAACGAGTGTACGCGGTGATGATGCTGAAGCAGGCAGAACGGGTCTGGAATTACATCCAGAGCTGCGGACATGGCGATCAATGTACACGCTGCTGCTGGCCGTGGCGCAGCGCATGCGATGGCAAGGGCTATGGCGCCTTAACCATTGGATCGCCCACAACACGACGTGTGACAGCCAATGCGGCCCGCTTGGCGTATCTGTTGACCTATGGCGACATCCCTGTGGGCCTGAACGTCTTACATCACTGCGATAACCCGCCATGTTGCAACCCTGCGCATCTGTGGCTAGGCACCATCCTGGAGAATAGTCGAGACATGGTCCAGAAGGGGAGATCTGCCACAGGGGATCGCAATGGAAGCCGACGGTATCCTGAACGACTTCCACGCGGCGATCACTCGCCTTCACGGCGCCATCCTGAACGGTTAGCGCGCGGCGAACGCCATGGGACAAGAAGCCATCCTGAACAGGTCCGACGCGGAGAAACGCATCCTAACGCCAAACTCACGGACGCACACGTACGCGAAATTCGTGCGCTGAGAGGCACGATGACGCGAGCAGCCATCGCCCAACGTTTTGGGATAACGAAACATACTGTGTCTTCCATCCATGGAAAAAGAGCCTGGACCCATGTACCTGACGCTTCTGACGAGAGCACCAAAGAGGAGGGGCAGGAATGAGTACGCCAATGCCTATTTCCTCCTATTCATGGGAAGACAATTCGACGACCTACAACGCCCCGGCGATGGACGCCGGGCAGCGCTGGCGCTGTGCGCTGTCGCAGGCCGTGGAAGCGGCGCGCAAACGTTTTCCCCACTCGATCGACCGGATCGCGCGCGCCTACGCGCTGGTGACCGAGGGCAAAGTGGTGCTGCATCCCCAGGCGGGGACGGCCACGGTGACCTCCAGCGACGGCAGCAAGGCGTACACCGTCAACGGGCACTGCACGTGTCCTGACGCCGCCACGAGAGCTCCAGAAGGGTACTGCAAGCACGCGCTGGCGGTGGCCATCCTGCGGAAAGCCACCGTGGTGATGAAGGAGCTGGCCGAGGCGACGGCGCCGGTGACGGTCACGCCGCAGCCGCTGACCACAGAGGCCGAAGAGGCGCCGGTGATCGACGCGCCAGTGATCGACGCGCCAGTGATCGAAGCCGAGGTCCTCCCGTACACGCCGGCTGCTCCCACGGTACCGGCGCAGTTCGTGAAGGCGATCAAAGGGAAACCCTTCGTGCAGTTTGCCGGCTTGCTGCATGTGGCGCACCAGCAAGGCTTGCTGCGGCTAGAAGAGCGCATCACGTATGTCACGGACACGTATGTCATGGCTGAGGCCGTAGCCGAGTTCGAGGATGGCCGGGTGTTCATCGGCGTCGGCGATAGCAGCCCGGACAATGTGGGCAAGGAGGTGAAACCGCACTGGCGCCGGCTGGCGGGGACGCGGGCGATGGCCCGGGCCTTACGCAACGCGCTCTGTATCACGATGGTAGCCATCGAGGAGATCGAATAGATGCCGCGCGTCATCTGCGAAGTGTGCCACACAGCGATGACGCGCTCCCCGAGTCGCATCGGGCCGCACGTCTATTGCTCTCAAGCCTGCCGCCAAGTGGGGATCACCATCACACTGCCCCAGCGCTTCTGGTCGCGTGTACGTCCAACGGCGACCTGCTGGCTGTGGCAAGGCGCGATGTCTTCCACGAACGGGTATGGAGTGATTTCCCTCTACAAGCATCCCACCAACCCGAGGCGATACGTCCAGGACGTGACGCATCGAGTGGCATGGATGCTGGCAATCGGGCCTGTGCCGCCCGGCATGCACGTTTGTCATCGCTGCGATACGCCCGCCTGTGTACGCCCGGACCATCTGTTCTTAGGCACGCAGCAAGACAATATCCGCGATGCCGCCCAGAAAGGGAGAATGCACACGGGAGAACAGTCGCCCAATGCCAAACTGACCGCTGGCCAGGTCCGTGAGATCCGCTCCAGTGCCAGCGGTACAACCTATCGGGCCCTGGCGAAAACCTTTGGCGTGCATCCCAACACCATAAGCCTCATTGTCCGTCGGAAGCAATGGAAACACCTAGACTAACGACCGACGGGGGCCACGGTGCCCCCGCAGCAGGAAGGAGACGACAATGGATACATTCCCCGCCCTCGTGTGGGTGACCGAGCATCTGGCCCTGAATCTGGCGCTGGTGACGCGCATTACGGTGGAGAAGGGCGACGTGCTCCTGCTCGATGTGAGCGGCACCGGCACCCGCCTGGAGGGGGAGGAGGCGCAGCGCTTCCTCGCCTGGATCAACCGACGGGCGGCATCCAGTCGCCACGGCTAATCCTCCCCCCGGAGCACCCGCGCCAGCGCCGCGCCGGTCTGGGCCGCGGCGGCGTGGGCCACCTGAGGAGCAATGTGCGCATACCGCGCAGTTGCTTGCGGATGTTTATGACCAAGCAGCGCGCCAATCTGCGGCAGCGTCGCGCCGGCGCCGGCCGCATAGGCGGCATAGGTGTGGCGGAGATCGTGTAGCCGCACATCGTCCAGGTCGATCGTCAGCCGGAAATGCTCCCAGGTCAGGCGGAGCCCGACGTAGGGCTGCCCCGTTTTGATGCCTGGGAGGACGTAGGGATTGTCGATCGCCCGGGAAAGGTGTCTGAGCACCGCTAACGCTTCATCAGAAAAATAGAGCGTTTTAGGGCCGGTTTTCGAGTCTGGCAAGCGCGCCTGCCCCTGCTGCCAATCGATCCAACGCCACTGGAGACCAAGAATCTCCCCTACCCGTGCACCCGTCAGCAGCAACAGCCGGATGGCGGTAGGAAACCGATAATGGTACGTGCGCGCCGCCTGGGCATGATCGAGCGCCTCCCACAGCCGCTGCACTTCGTCGGGCGTGAGATACCGCTCTCGCGCATATTCACGATAGGCCTGAATACCGCGCGCCGGATTGGTGCCGAGTTCACGCCAGCCCCAATATTCGGCAAGCGCAAACATTTTCGAGAGCACTGCTTTGACGCGATTGGCTTGATACGGCCGGTCATGCAGCCTCGCATGGAGGTCACGCAGCCGGTGCGTCGACACGTCCTGAACCAGGGCGGTATCGAGGGCCGGCAGGATATAGAGGCGTAAGATACTCGCGGTATGCCGCCTTGACTTGGGTTTCATCCGGATAAGCACATGCTCAGACCAGAAACGCTCAGCGAGATCGGCAACGGTCGGCAAGGCGTGGGGGCAAGCAGGCGCGTGCGGATCGCGTCCGAGAGCGACCGCGGCGAGCCATTCGCGCGCGTGACTCCGGGCTTCCTCTACCGTCAGCACCCCACAGAGGCCAAGCTTGCGCCGGCGTTGAACGCCTCCCGGTAAACGATATTGGACATAGAACGTTTTGGTCAGGGTCCCAGGACGCAGCCGAACTCCAAATCCGCGCAGCACACTATCCCACACAAACATCTCGCGGGAAGGGAGCCCCAATCCATCGAGGAGACTTTTGGTCAGTCGAGGCATGGTATCCTCCTTGGGAAGCAAGCGGGAAACACCTGGAAGCGTCATAGTGAGTCAGCCAGCGGCATACCGGCAGATCGTCCATGCTTCTGGCATCCCCGCACCACGTTCATACAGGCCATGATGCGTCACGGGACGTCATTTCACGTCAGGCCGCGTCGCCCACAACATCTGATACAACGTCAGCGTCTGTGTCACCGGATCCTGGCATGCCAGGCGGGGCAGCGGCGCGTGCACCCGCAGCGGGAAGCACGCAGGAAGCAGGCTCAAGGGGGAGGACGGTGCGGACATTCCTGTTTAAGCGTTGAGACCAGGGCCGTCAGTTTATCTTGCAGGGGAGGCGATAAGCCCTGAATATCCAGCGGCCGCTCTATCGGCTCGGTAAACAACGCACCAGGCTTCACCTTCAGCACCGCAGCCAACCGATAAATCACTTCCAACGTCGGATTATAGGTGCCCTGTTCCATCTGATTGATGGCGCTGCCCGTCTGCCATCCCATCGCCTGACCGAGGGCGCGCTGAGTCAACCCACGCTGGAGCCGTAGAGCGCGTAACTGTTCGCCAAAATTGAGATGTCGTCTACTGGCGGCGGTCTTCGTCCCCATCTCCGTGTGTCCTGCCTTGGCGTCATGAACCTCTGCCGATCACGACCTTCAGGCAGGTCGCGCGTCGAGTCCTCTCTAATTTTACTTCTAGTAAAAAATAATGCGCAAGAGGAGGAGAGGCTACGCGAAGAAAAATTCATTGACAATGAATTTTTATGGCGGTAAATTCATTATCAATGAACAAGGAGAGCCGACCATGAGCGTGATTTCTGGCAGCACGATTCGCCGCTTACGCAAACAAGCCGGTCTGACCCAGAAAGCCCTCGCACAAACTATCCACCGCTGTCCCGCCACGGTCTGTATGTACGAACGTGGTCAGCGGGATATCCCGACGTCTGTGCTCGCCAAAATCGCCACCGCCCTCCAGGTCCAACCTGGAGACCTCTTCGAGGAGCAGCAAGGTGACCCAGATGCCTGATCCCGAGACCCTTCGCACCCCACTCGACCCACACCTGATCTACCTCCCGGCGGAAATCGCGGCCTACCTGCGGATCTCGATCCGCACGCTCCAAAGCTGGCGCCACCGCGGCGGCGGGCCGCCATTTCGCAAATACGGCGCCCTAGTACGGTATCAGGGGAGCGCCGTGTTGCAGTGGGACGCCTCACGGAGCCGGCGCACCACCTCCGACACCCCGCCGCTGCAGGTGATCCAGAGAAAGGGACGACGTGACTAAATGGACTGGGCCGCCTCCCTCCGCAGAAGCGACACTGGGGGAATGGGCTGTATGGTATGTCGCGCAAGGCTTTGCGGTGCTGCCGTGCTGGGGAAAAAAACCCGTGGGCAAGATCGGGTTGCATCATGCCTCCACCTTACAGGAGCAAGTAGCTTCCTGGTGGCAGCAGTGGCCAGCGGCAAATATCGGCCTCGCCGTCACGCCGGGACGTATCGTGCTAGATATCGACCCGCGCCATGGGGGCGACGCCAGTTTGCAGGAGCTGGAACGCGCGCATGGCGCACTGCCTGAAACACTCACCGCGCTCACCGGGGGCGGGGGCACGCATTACTGGTTCGCCGTCCAGGCCGGGAGCGTCCGCAACAAGGCGCCGCTTGGCGAAGGCATCGACGTGCAAGGTCCGGGAAGTTATGTGATCGCGCCGCCCTCCATCCACCTGGATACCGGCCAGAGCTACCGCTGGGATGCCGGCATGGGGCCCGAGAGTTGCGACATAGAGCCGGCTCCTGCCTGGCTCCTGACCCTGCTCACAAGCCAGCAGCGTCGCACACAGCGCGATGCAGAGCGCACGGGAAACGGCACCATCCCAGAAGGACGGCGCGAAACAACGCTGCTGGCGCTGGCCGGAGCCATGCAGCGGCAGGGGGCATCGCCTGCCGCTATCCGGAGTGCCCTGGAAGCGGAAAACGCGCGCTGTGTCCCACCCCTGGACGATGCAGACCTGGACCGCATGACGCGGAGCGTCGGACGGTACACGCCGGCGCCAACGTTGTACGTCGGCGCAGAAGGACTGACACCCATACAAAAATTGTGGATGCATGGGGACAACGCCACACCACAGAGTCTACAGATTTTGCGCGCCTACTGGCATGGCGACATTACCGGCGCTTGGCGCAGCGGCAAAGAACCTGCGACCTGGTGGATACGACTAAGCGGGCAGGAGATCTGTCTGGGAAGCACCATGCAACTCCAGGATCAAAAGCATATCCGCGCCTGTTTCCTCGAAGCCACCGGACACATGCCGCCGGTGATCCCGCCCAAACGGGCGGAAGAATGGGATGCCTGTCTCAGAGCCCTCGCAGCCCTCGCCCTGGCACGCGACGAACCGGAAAATGACCCCGCCAACCAGGCCAGAGAACTCGTGAAGAGTTATCTGGACAGCAAACCATATAAGTTCCAGATGGATTTCGATGCCGAGGAGTGGCAACAGTGCGCCCGGAATAATCAGCCGTTTCGCTGTGAAGGCAGTGTCTATATCCACTGCCGGCAATGGCATATCGACTATCTGCGTCATTTTACGGATGTCACGTACGCTGAGGCCCTGGCGATGCTCCGTAAGTTGGGGACGAATACGCTGATCCGCCTAATGCACCCAAACACCAGTCGGTACTACTGGAAAATCCCGGGAGAAGGCTTTGCCGATGTCGACGACAACTAGACCATTCGCGCGCGCACACAAGAGAAATTGCTGGGAAAAAGGCTACATTTCTACACAAGTTCTATAACAGACATAATATCATATACTTATGGGTATATAGCATGACTACACAAGACTACTTCAAAAACTGCACGCGTCTCGCGCGAGGTCACGCGCGAACGACGTCAAATCTGCTATACGCGCGCGTATATATCTTTCCATGAAAGGATCCACGATGCCGGACTTCGCCTGTATATTTGGTCCCCCTGGCACCGGGAAAACGTCCAGTCTGACCAAAGCTATTGCCCATTATGTCCAGGAGTATGGGGCAGACAAAATCCTGGCCACCTCATTTACCAAAGCTGGCGCGCATGAACTCGCCGGACGGAATGCCTCGGTGCTCGCCGACCACATGCACGGCACCCTGCATGCGCTGTGTTATCGGGCCCTGGACGGTCCAAAGATTGCCGAAACACAAACTGAAGCAGGAGGCTGGAATCATACGTATCCCCATTATGCCATCCCGCAGAACAGCTTCCAGGCATCGTCACTCGCGGGCAACCCTGGCGACGAACCTCTGTCTGCCTCGCTGGGACAACACCGACTGCACGACTATACCGTGTGGCGTAGCGTGACCTGTGGCGAGGGCGTCCTGCCGGACCTGCTAGAAGATTTCGTCCGCTGTTGGGAACAGTGGAAAGACCAGATGGGTCTGCGGGACTTTACGGACCTGCTGCTCGATGCGCTGCAGGTCATGCCGCGGGCTCCGGGCAATCCCGCCATGCTGGTGGCAGATGAAGCCCAGGATTTTACACCCCTCCAATGGCGCCTCCTCCGGCAATGGTCCAGGTCGTGTGCGCGCTGGATTGTCGCAGGCGACGATGACCAGGCCCTCTATACCTGGTGTGGGGCATCGCCACAGCCGATGCTGGAGGCTTCCGAGCACGAAAAAATCATTCTTGAGCAGTCCTACCGGCTCCCAGAAACGATTTATGCCCATGCCGTGACCTATCTCTCCCGCATCATGAAGCGTCAGGACAAACGCTGGGCACCACGGCCGCACCCCGGATCCTTGACGTCTCTGTCCCTCCCGCTGGGACAAGTCGCACAGCAAGCCATCCTGGACACGTTGCGTGACGCCTACGGTGCAGAGCACAACTGCATGGCCCTTGCTCCCTGCTCGTATATGCTTGAGGGGACCCTCAGGTGGCTGCGTGCGGAGGGGATTCCTTTTGCCAACCCGTGGCGGCTCAGACGGGGTGATTGGAATCCCCTGGTTCCACGGGGGCGCGGTATCAGCTCCCGGACGCGCCTGCTGGATTTTTTACGGCCACCAGAGCGCCTATGGACCTGGCCGGAACTTCACACCTGGCTGCCCATCATCCGGGAGAAGGGCACACTCAACCCCAGGCGATGGAAAAGCCTGCTAGCCCTCCACGAAGACGAGCAGCGGGTGTGCACGCTGGAGGAATGTCAGGGCCTGTTTGTCCCCGAAGCCTTGAGCGGCGCTCTCTCGGGAAACCTGGAGTGGCTCACAACGCGTCTGCGGGCCGACAAAGCCCGCGGTATGGCCTATCCCATACGCATCGTCGAACGCTTCGGGCGGTCTGCGTTAGCGCGCGACCCAAGGATTTTTATCGGCACATGTCATAGCGTCAAAGGCGCTGAAGCGGACACCGTGGTGCTGTCTACGGCGCTGTCCCGGCGCTTTGCCGAGGCGCGTGCCTGGGGAGGCGAGAGCGCGGATGCCGTGGAACGCATGCTCTATGTGGGCACAACCCGCGCGAAGGAACGCCTTCTCGTGACCGATCAACCCTGAACGAAAGTCAGGGCAGGCCTTGAACACGCCTCCCGCTGACCGGGCGTCGTGAGAAATACGGTCAGCAGCACACGCACCACGTGCCACGCAGCACGCAGCACGCAGAAAGGAATCCAGCATGCCTGCTTTCAGCTATCAACCGGCCCGCTCGATCAATGACCCGTCGCAGCTCTCGGAAAACTGGCACCCGGCCTATCTGGTCGCCATCAGTGACGAAGCCACGCCCGAGCAATGGGCCATGTACCAGGCCTCGCCGCGCCTCTGGCGCTGGTGGTTCGCCGTCTGGGAGCACCCCTCGCAGCTCCACACCACCCCGGAGTGTCAGACCACGCCCACCAGCCAAAAGTTCAGCCCGGGGGGGAAATATCAGCCGTCTAAAGCGTATTTGTGGACGTGCAAATTACTGGGCCGGTCGTTTCAGGCCGGCGAGTCGGTGAACCTCGACACGCTGATGCCCTTGCCCTGCAAGGTGTACGTCAAACGCACCAACACCCAGGGGCAGCCCAGCGAGTTTGCCAACATTACCGATCTGTCCGCCTGGCCCGAAGGCCAGCCCCTCCTCACCCCGGAGCTGCGCCAGAAGCTTGCGATGTGGCTCCAGATGAAGCGGCAGGAGAGCCCCGCCCAGGAGCCCCCCCAGGGGGCAGGAACAGCGCATCCTCCTGTCAATCCACCCGCCGCTTGGCCCGCGGAGGCGCCACCGGCCCCTCCGGCTACGCCAACACCCAAACCTTTAGCCTGGTAGGAGTATGCGTGTGAGCGAGCTGGTGTTAACGTCCCACCAGGAGACCGCGCTGGCGTGGGTTGTCGAGCGCCTGGAAGCGGGACAACGCCTGCTCGCCTTGCGCGGGCTGGCGGGCACGGGCAAGAGTACCCTGATGCCGGTGTTGCGTGCCCGCCTGGCCGCTCTCGGCCACGTGGTGAAGATTGGCGCCCCGACGCATCGCGCCGCCATGGTGCTGAAACGGAAGGGCGTGCGTGACGCGGATACTCTGCACGCGCATGCGTTAGCGCCGTATTTTCTGCCGGAGTATGCCGTGGCGATGCGCTACCTGGGCGAAGAAGTGCGGACACGGGAGGAGGTCGATGACCTGGTGGACGCTCTGGGTCGGCCCCTCCTGCTGGCCTCCATCCTTCGGGACGATGCCTCCGCCTGGCAGACCCTGAAGCGGACGAACATCCTGTATGGCGCGCGCAAGGCGTTGGCCAGTGTTGGGCTGCAAGGCAAACAGTATTTTGATGGGTTTGGCCCGAAGCTGGGCGAAGGCTGCCTGATCATTGATGAAGCCTCGATGGTCGGGCGAGAGCAATTGGATTTGTGTCTGCAGGCCTTTCAGCAAGTGGTTCTCGTGGGCGATCCCGGGCAGCTTCCGCCCGTGAATGATGTGAGCGTGCTGGCAGAAACCGAGGGGTTTGACCTCACCGAGTTGCACCGGCAGGCGGCGGATTCTTCGATCGTGCAACTGGCCTATGCGGCCCGGCGGGGGGAAGCCTTCTGGAAAGAGACGTTCACGGGAGACGTGATTGCCGACACCGGGTGGCTCGATCCCCATCTCCTCCTGACGCAGCCGCTGCTGGTGTGGCGCAATGGGACCCGGATCGCGTGTACGGAGACCATCCGAGCCGCACTCGGCTACCCGTCACGCCTCCTCCAGCCTGGCGAGCCCCTGCTCTGCCGGGCGACATCGCCCGCCGATCGGGAGGAGGGTTTCTATAACAATGCGCAATTTCGTGTCGTCGCCGTATCCGGGAACAACCCGCGCCAGGTCACGCTGCAGGCGGACGGGGCGGAGGAGACCCAGGACGTGTACGTCCACCTCGAAGACTGGCATGGGGAGCGGGTGGACCCGGAGGCCGTACCGTTTCGGTTGGGCTATTGCTTGACGGCGCACACGGCGCAAGGCGGCGAATGGCCGTTTGTGGCGATTTCCCGGCCCGAGTTGGTGGCCTATCACGACCGCTGCCAGCGCTACCGCACGATGGACGAAATGGCCCAGTGGACCTATACCGCGATCACCCGGGCTCGGACCCAGATCGCCTTTCTCACGTCACACACGTTTGAGCGGCCGGCCTCTGTGCCGGTTTCGCAAGGAGTTTTGTCTATGCCCCCCACGTTTAGCGCTCCGTCTGCGGACCCCCAGGAGCCGGAGCCGGCTCCGGTGTCTGGCGATATTCCCGAGACGCCCGTTTCGCCGCCTGTGGCGGCCTTTATTGCGTCCATGCCTCCAGGGCCTGTGCTGCCTGAGGGGGCACTCTTACACCAATTCTGCGCTACGCTAGAGGCCAAAATGACCCAGTGGGTTGCCGACCAGTCGGTCTCCACGATGAAGGCACTCGATGCGGTGCTCGGGAAGATGGTCGAGTGTCTGGATAAAGTCGCGGTGGCCAACGACCATGCCCAGTATCAACTATCGCATACGCTGGAAAAGCTGTTAGGCCAGGGGGTGCAACTGCGTGGTGCGCCGTATACGGTGGAAATCCGGGCGCAGACCCCGCACGGGTTTCAGGTGGCGTTTCGCCTGACCAAAGAATCGTCGGCAGACCTGGCGCAAGCGACGGACGCGCTGGTGAGCTGGTTGGCTGGTTCCGGCTATGGCGTCACCATGCCCCACACCGACCCTGATGGGCTGCCATTTTAGGAGGAGGACACCGATGCTCACTGAGCCCAAACGCCTGCCTGATCCGCCGCCGTATGCCGTCCAACCGGGCAAGCGCTACGTGCTCCCCTGCCCGGTTCTGGGCCTGGGCGGGCTCTACGAATACGTCCTGGTCGATGCCGCGGCGGCCCGGCGCTGGCTTCTGGCTGGCCCCTGCGTGTCGTACCTCACGCACCCGTTGCTCAAGGCCGAGTTCGACCGGGTGATGGGCTTTTTCACCCCATGGCCGAGACGGGGGGCCCTGCCCCGGCTCGATTATCACGACGATGCGTTGCTGTTCCAGGTCGAGGGGTATGAGCTGCTGCACTTGCAGACGCGAGGGGATTCGCGGCGTCTGCGGGATCTCGTCGAGCAGGGCGCATATACCCTGGGCTTCCTGCGGCATCTGGCATAGGAGGAGAAGGTATGCCCCCGCGGCGTCGTGCCCCTGTCCGGCCACCCACCCTGGATGCGCCGTCGGTTCGCCTGTGGCTGGCCGATTCCTATCGCTGGACATGTGCCGAGTGCCCCTGCACCAACAACTTGCGCGGGTTGCTGCGGGAGGTGTGCGTCAACTGCCGGCACATCCATCCCCCCCCGCAGAAGGAGCCCCCGCATGTCTCCTGACCCGATTCACCGCCTGCTCGGCCCCGCGTGGGACTGGACCGTCTCCCGTGTCGCCTGCGGCACACGGACAGCCACGCATGCCACGTGGGACACGACGCTGGTGACCTGTCCACAGTGTCGGCAGGGACAGGCACCCGCGTACCTGTTTTCCAACGAGAAAGCCCTGGCTGACGCGGTGCAGCAACTCGCACGCTCGCAGGACTGGCTGTACTACCACACGCATGACAGTCGACACAGTCCGGCAGGCTATCCCGACCTGACCCTGGTCAAGGGTACCAGGCTCGTGTTCGCCGAACTGAAGATGCCCGGCCAGAGGCCCACCGTGGCGCAACGACACTGGCTCGACGCCTTGCGGCAGGTTGCGACCGTGGAGGTGTCCCTGTGGACGCCGGAGGACTGGCCCACCATCGAGGAGACGTTGCAGTGACCGACAGCACCATGACTCTGCTCACCGGCCGCTTGAACCGCAGTATGCTGGCGCACGCTGCCGACCTGTCGCGCGAGGAAATCCGCGGCCTGGTCGATAGCTACTACCAGGCGCAGGAGTTGCGCAAGGCCGGCGCCAATCAGCGTCGCGCCGTCGCCCAGGGACGCGATGCCAACCCGCTACTCGATTATGTCGTGGATCACCTGGAGCACCTGGAGAAAGATATCCAGCGCATCATGGACGTGGCCACCGATGCCCACATCCCGACCCGCTGGGCAAAAAGTCACGTCGGCATTGGCCCGACGCTGGCTGCCGGCCTCTGGGCGCATATTGACGTGCGGATTGCGAAGACGGGTTCGGCGGTCTGGCGCTTCGCCGGTCTGGACCCCACGGTGAAGTGGGAGAAAGGCCAGCGGCGTCCCTGGAACGCAAAACTCAAAACTTTATCATGGAAAGTCGGTGAGAGCTGGAAGAAGTTCTCCAATCACCCTCATGCCTCGCTTTATTCGCAACTCTACCGCGAGCGCAAGGCGCTGGAAGTGGCGCGCAGTGAGTCGGGGATGCAAGCCGAGACCGCCGCGGCACTCCTGGCGACGAAACGCTGGAAGGCGGGGACCGTGGCCGCCAAAGCCTACGCCGAGGGCAAGCTGCCGGCGGGACAGCTTGACGCCCGCGCCAGACGGTATGCGGTCAAGATGTTCTTAGAGCACTTC